GTCGTACTAGCATCAACTTCATAAATGTCAGCTAAACTTGTAGTTAAACTTGCTTTATTCTTTAATCTGAATGTGTTCGCCATATCCCTATCCTAAAGCTACGGCAAGGGCAGTTACATCAGCTAATGATGCACTCGAAAAAGTTACCCATCCGGGATTAGCTCCTGAACCATTAGCCTGCAAAATTTGCCCATTAGTTCCAGTAGCCAACCGAATATTATCAGACCCATTGTGTATAACAATATCTCCCTGTGTAGTCGTGGGAGATAATGCATCAAATGCATCTGTTTTCGCAGTCTGCCCAGTACCACCTTGGTCTATAGCAGCTGTACCAGTTACAACTTTTTCCCATGTTGCCATTACGTCACCTCTTCTTCTTTGTCGAGCAACCTAGTATGTATCTTTTTTAGTTTTCCAAGTGTGCTCATACCTTGTTCTATATCTTTTCCTAGCATCGGAGCTTCCATGAATAACCTGAGCAGGAACTCTGTGTCTTTTATAGTAAACTTGACCGGTTCTATTTTTTCGCCCATGAGAGAGGCGGTCAATGTGCCCCCCTTGGAACTTTTTACTATGTTAGACACAGAGCTAGACTGTTCTTAAATACATTTCGTCGTTAGTCGTATCGTAATACAAACTTCCAACACCGGATGTATTATCGCCTGAAGCTGGTGCTCCTGCAGCATGTTCAACCATTTGAACATTATAGTCAGGGGCAGAAGTCGCTGTATGGTCTGATAAGGTCCAGCCGCTTAATGCACCGTCCTTATCCCATTTCAACTCAGGCCATTCAGCTTCCGTAGCTGAGGACTCAACTTGTAACCCTGCACCATTAGCAGTGGTTTCCGTGGGGCTTGCAACATCTGCTAACTTAATTAACTTGTCAGCAACTGCAATAGTAGTACTATCTATCGTTGTAGTTGTACCACTCACAGTAAGACCGCCAGCAATAGTAACATCTGCCCCACTCATTGAGATTGCAGTTGTTCCACCACTAGACTTGATGTCATTGCCAGTAACTGTCAGGTCACCAGCTATCGCTACGTTCGCACTACTCAGTGAGACCGCAGTTGTTCCACCACTAGATTTGATATCATTACCAGTAACAGTTAAGTCACCAGTAACAGTAACATCATCAGGAAGACCAATAGTAATAGTACCACTACTCTCAATAACGGTTGTTTCTGCTGAAACACCAGCAAAAGTAATTGTACCTGCTGGGTTAATTGCCGTAGTATTAGGTGTACCCTCACTATCTGACACTGTCAGGAAGTTGGACCACGCCGGGGCTGAACCCGTATTTTTCAGTACTTGGTTTGCTGACCCTGCTGCTAAGAATGCGGTGACACCAGAACCAGTCTGATACAATACCTTATTATCAGCCCCGCCTGCTACAGCTGTCGCTGTTGCGGCATTCTGGGCTATATTCCCTGCAGAACTCTCAGCTACCATTTTTTTCCAAGTAGCCATGGATTATTCTCCTATTATATTCCTAGAAATACTTCTGTACCACTAAAGTACAGACCACCTGTAACCGCCGTGGGTGCTGAGGATTGGGTTTTGAATTTTAGCACCCCTTGGTAATCAATCGAGAAAGTCTCGGTTGAATCATTGTTCAATGTGAAAATATCTCCCGCTACAAGGGCAGGACTGGTATAAACGAACCTGTCACCCCCAACGAAATTATCTACCACATCTAAATCTAAAAGCTCTACATCGCTTGTTCCATTATCGCGGTAAAACTTATTATCTGACTTCCTGAATACAAGAGTCTTGTAAACATCTTTTATTAAATTTGGTGATGATAAACTACCCATGATGCTCCTATGTTAGCGTATACACATTCGTAAAAGTAGGATCAGATTGCTGAGATACACTCGTAAAAGTAGGATCAGTCGGTTGTGTAATAGCTGTAAACTTGTCTGATACAGCTTCAGTAAATGTAATAGCAAACTCATCAATTAAATCCCCATTAAACGCTTGTGCGATAAAATCCAAAGACCCATTCCCAAACTGTCCTCTTTCCCACGATAGTGTTGCCATTAATAATCTGTCGGACTAGTCATCTTAATAGTACCGGTCCTGCCTCTATAAGCAAATTTTCTTCCCCTCTTCACTCCCTGATCAAATTTTGCCCCAAAATACTGAGCCTGCCCTACACCCTCTGGTTTCATCTCATATCCATACTGTATTGCTTTTTCCACTAAATGTTCATGAAACTGGCTAGGCAACTCATTTATTTCTGTCTCCCAAGCACTACTAGAAGAAGGCTCCGTAAAGTGATTAGCCTTCTTGTAATAATAGAGATAAATAGTTCTAGCCTTATCGGGAGATTTGAACCTACTAGCGTCTGTAGTAGAAACGGGATTATACTTTGCAATTCCAACGCCATCCCTCTCTATCCACCAGACCCATCTAGACTGTTTCCATGAACTAAATTGACTCCCACCTGTAGTTACTGTAGTAGCCATTAAGTAATATCCCGTATTGGAGGTCTACCAATCAACCTTGGTATAGCCTCCAAGTCACCATCATCATTTGTATAATCAACGGACCATATCTCCATAATCTGGCTATCTAACCCATAATATCTCTGATCTGCCACTGTATCAAATTTTGTAGCTGAGTCTAGAAGTCTTGTTCTAGTGCAGAACTCATCTGAAGCACGATTCAGCATTTTTACTATTTCCTGTGCCCCCATCTCCGGATGATGCTGCTGCACAAGTTCTACCATTTCTTTTCCCTTCATTTTCTAGGTCTCGCATAAGAAGTATTCTGATCTGTCATAGCACCCTGATATGGTGCCCAGCATTGTTCATGCATCTGTTGTACGTATTGCAACTGAGTCTGTAACCACTGATAGGCTGTTGTCTCTTTTTGAATTTTCGCACTATAAGACTGAAACTTCCTCGCAACATTTGCCTGATATTCCGCAAGCTCACTCTGTACTCTTGCTGATTCCTTTTGAACCTCACCTTGATACTTAGACATTTCTGCCTGAATCCTTGCCTGTTCCTTAGAAAGTTCTGCCTGATATTTCCCGATCTCCTCCTGCATTTGTGCCGACTCCTTGGCAAGCTCAGCCTGATATCTACTTACGTCTACCTGAGTTCTTTGAGATTCTTTGGAAACCTCTGCTTGATATTTACTCACCTCCTCCTGCATTTGTGCTGATTCCTTAGCAAGGTCAGCCTGATATTTTGCTAACTGAGCTTGCATCCCCTGCACTTCTGATTGTACAACAGCTTGATATTGCTCAACTTCCTGTCTCCAATCATTCATCTCGCTCTGCTGTAAATCCTGATGCTGAGCCAAATGGGTATTTGCTCTCTGTAATTCAGTAGAAATTGCCTGAAGAGTAGAATCAACCATCTCTACATCCTCGTTATTTAACCAATCTTCAACATCTGTAGTAACCCCTACTGAGGCAGCATTATCCATGAAATTCTTAGCATTAGTCAAAGCATCCGCTACTTCACTACTAATACTAGGCATAGCTTTAAGAGCGGGAAGAGTACCAACCTCACTCGTAATACTAAAATCACTAGGCAAATCAGTAGAAACCGATATTGCACTTGGTAAACTAGAAGACACACTAAAAGCACTTGGTAAGTTAGTAGAAACTGATATTGCACTCGGTAGAGATGAACTTACAGAGACAGCAGAAGGAAGACCAGTAGTCATACTTATACCATCTGAAAAATCACTAATTGCATCAAAAGTAGTTTGATCAGCATCTAGATCAGTTGGGAGCCTACCATAAGTATCTATCATCTTCGCATGCAATACATTCATAGCTACCCATAAAACAACATGCTTTTTAAATTCATCTGGGAAATATGCAATAGTTTCATTGGTATCATCCACTGCTCCAAAAGTGACATGGTGCACTACCCCAGCCTCAGCCGCAGAAGGAGTGGGTTTTATATATAACGTACCAGCCTCGACATAATACTTCGGGTCTTCTGGGGGAGCATAATACAAACTTGTAGTACTACTCAACTGGTTTTTAAACTGCAGTTTTACAGGCTTTGCAGTTCTTAAATCATCGTTAGCATTAGCAGAACTACTGGCATCCCTCTCCACCATTAAAACTCTACCCTTAGCAGCTAAATTTACCCCATTACCATCTGTAATAGCTGCTGTGGTAGCAAATTGCTCTAACATATCAGGAGCTAAAGCTCCTATTCTTGAGACAACTGTCTTGACACCATCTGTCAACCACTGTGCAATTTCAGTTGTATAATCTGACGTAGCACCAACATAGTGCCCTATTTCGGCAGTAAAGCTCACTTACCCCGCTTATTCCATACACCGCGAACAGCTCCAGCCATACCACGTACAACCTCAGCTTCCTTTAATACGGCTTTCTTCTTTTTCTCAACCTTTTTTACCGCTTTTTTTACTGCTTTTTTTGCTTTTGCCATTTGATCCCCCTTTTAGATCAAGTTTACGCCTACTATTATCATTGTTTTCTTCCTTGCCTGATTGCCAAGGACCACCGACATCATTGCTTGTTACCATACCAGCCATAACTAATCCTTTACCACGCCTAGTTTTAGCTGCATGTCAGTTGTTGCAGTAGCTACCCAATTGGCTCCGCTTCTATTAACTGCATGAACCCACAAGCTATCCGTTCCAGATGCTGTTTTTGCTACTAACTGAATATTAGACTTTGTACCCAACTTTGAATCAGCCATATCTACCCAATCACTAGCTGCGAGTTTGACATGCCCTACAAAATTTGTAAACACACTGTCCAAATCACTCATATCCTCGCCTATAGCTTTACCTTCATCTTGAGTAATAGCATCGCTTGTACTTGAAAATAGCAAATCTACTGCAGGACCAGTAACTGTTTTATCTAATAGTGTTACAGACGTTATGACCGTAGTACCTCCGGGTATTGAAGCAACATACGGAAGCTCAATAGATTGTGCTATAACCTTATTATCACCTATGGTTTCTGCGTCTGTGGTGAGAGTTACGGTTATTACATCCGCATCTCTTTTATTCGCTCTTTCCTGAGTCGAATATTTATGTAATTCTGTTTGTGCCATAATTGACTCCAATTAAAGGAGTTAGGGGGAGCCGAAACTCCCCCGCTCCATTACCGATAAAACACTATGCGAACTTAAGAATAGTGTGGGTTTCCGGTAGATTGACTTCCAGACCGGCTTCGGTCAGGACCATATCCTTTCTACCATCAACGTTGTTATTCTGTACGTTAGTGATAACATGCGTGTCACGAGACACACCGTTAGCAGATAACGGACGATAAGCCACGTTCTTAAGGTCCACCATGCATGCATAGTTCTCCCAAGGACCCCGGAACAGAGGTTCCATCACAAAGTTGAGATTGCCATAAACAGTGTTTATAGCAGTCACGTTGTGACCAAAAGAACCTTTTATGTTCTGGATGTCAGCACTAAAGCCATTACTTCCACCACTTGAAGTGACAGTATGACCTAATGCAACATTGTTGCCCATGAAAGAGCTAGAGCCAAGTTTGTTCAACCAAGAAATTACTTTCCTAGATGCAAGAACAAGCTTAGTTCCGCTATTGCCTGACTCAGGTGAAAATACGTCTTCCAACGCATCTACAAAGTCGTCATATGACGAACTAGCGTACGTAAAGGTTTTAATCTTTCCGTAAGCTTCCGTATATGGCATTAAACCCCAAGTTCTACGGATCGGACCAGTTGATGTTGAATCATCTGTTCCAATTCCGAAGAGCATAGCGTGCTCCATATCCATTTTGTGCTCCATGAGCTTCTCAGCGTATACACGCTTATACTCATTGGAGACCCCACGATAGCGAGTGGCGAGTGCTGTTCCCGAGAAAAGAGGTACTGCCGTTTTAAAAATCTGGCAATATCCTTCTCTATCGTAGAACTCGTCTTTCCAACCCTCAGGGTCAGTGCCACCTTCTGCGAACGCTGAACCAACCACCTGTAAGTCTGCATCAGCACGAAGAATAATCTTCGAATCGTCAGCTGGTGTAATAGCACCTGCATTTGTACCATCTGGTACATAATACACTGCTTTCCACACCAAATCAATCTCAGCATAAGTTGAGTTTGAAACATCCGGTGCTCCAGTAATCTGGAAGTAAGCTACAGCCGCGGTTTCCGATCCGGCACCAGCATCAGTACCGTTTGCGTCATATTCGCATTCTACGGCAATAATCTGGCTCTCGAGAAGGAACTGCGGGAGCGTAGCTGTTGATACGGTTCTACCGTATTTGTCATACAAACAATCCACTTGGACGTTGCTTGTGGTCGCCACAGCACCGCTGCTAAAAGCTGCGGTAGTTGCTGCTGTTTTGATTTGAGCAGTACGTCTCTGCCATTGATGACGCTGTTCTAAGAACTTAAACACAGGATCATCAGTTGGCTTTTTGCGGACTTTGGACAAATAGGTAAAGAAGGGGGACTGCTGAGGATTAAGCTCTGCGATCCGCTCCCCGAAATTAAACATTCTCCGGGAGTGATCTACTGAACTAGACTGCATCGTACCACCTGCACTAATACTATATTGATTAGCCATGGTACATTCCCCTTACCTTGGTATTAAAAAAGACTAAATAATGTTCAGTCTATTTTGATCTTCAATAATACTATCCATTAGTTTATCTTCTACCGACCGATCAGACACTTGAACATTTTGGCTCGGTAGAACGCCCATTGGACTAGGGACAGACTGTGCTCTTCGAGTTTGCTCAAATGCAGCACTAGGTGCTGCAGGAGTAGAAGGGACATTGGTCTGTACACCTCGATCCATTTGATATAACCTCCATAAATTATCTGGAGTGAGCGACTCTGGATTGGACATAATCTGTACGAACTCATCAAATTCAGCATCAGAAGCATTATATTTCTGCCTCAGATGTGTTTTCAACTGTCCCATTCTTTGATCATTTTCAGAAGCTTGTTGTCTCAACGCGTCATCTCTCTGGCGAGCACGCTGATATTCTTCGCGATCTGCAGCAAGCTTTGCACTCTGATATTCAGCTTGCAAAGCATTGTATTCGTCCATATCATCTCTCCAAGATTCAATCTCGTCTAAATAACGAGCACTTTCACTTGAAGAATCAGTATACGCTTCCTCTCGATTATATGTTCGAGGTTTGTCTGGTTTGCCCGGAGGGGGTGGAAACTCTTCAACTTGCTCCTCTGGCTGCTGTTGCTGCTGAGGTTGCTGCGTATTAGATACAAAAGAAGTTAATTGCTGAGTCAAAAGTTCATTCGTTGCCCGAACTTTTGACAGCTCATTCTCTTTTTTATCTGCTTCGCTTTGCCAATACTGATACCTAACTTGATCATTATCAGTAGTAACTGGTGTAGCATCCAAGTTTGCCCCGCCTGTTTCCAGTACGGTATCGGGTGAGTCTGTTTCAACGACTTCCGATGATGGTTCTGGGAATCCGAAAGCACTTTCAACTGTTTCGTCAATCCCTGAACCAGTTATGATGTCGCTTAAGGCTTGGGTATCATCTGCTAGGGTTTCAGGTTGGACCTGAGCCGCATCCCCCACATCGCCTTGTACTAGATCATTAGCCATAGTAAACTCCTATGATTTCCTTGCCCCTTGGGACTTCTTTTTAGGGGGTGAAGGTTTTTTAGTTTCAGTCTTGGAAGCCTCTGTGACTTCCCTACTGAGCTGTCCCGTTGCGTCATTAAGGCGTTTCTCAAAGACTGTTCCCGCAGCTTTCGCTTTTGTGGAGGTTGAGTCTAATTGAGCCTTAAATTTTTCTAATTCTGCACGCTGTTTTGCGTGATAAACTTCTCGTTCTCTAGTTTGAAGATCGCCTTCTAGGTCTTTAATTGTATCCTGAGCCTGCTCTAATTGTTGCTGGAGTTGAGTAACCATATCTGTTCTCTCTAATACTCCCTGCATGTCGAATACTTCCGTCTTCTTTAATACTTCTACCTTATCTATAATACCCTTTTCGTATGAATCCATATACATCTCAAGTTGTGCATATCTATTAGTAGGCAAAGTTGAACCAGACACTACTACTATATCATAATGCCCAACAGTAATATCATTAACAACTCCCACCTCTTTTTGTTTATCATCATAGAGTTTCTTGTTCATTGTGAACTCATTTATAGAATTGTTTGGTTGAACCAATCGTATTACCTTCTCTTCTGTATATAACTGCTGTGCTAAAGGTATAACAACTTGAGCAATTCTTTTCAAACAATTTTCAAGGTCTGCCTGTTTTGACTTTATTTTTCTTTGACCAAACTCATCGAGAGAAACAGTCGCTTTATAAGTATGAGGAGCTGCTTGTGAGTTCCCCATCATCATTTCGTATAAACCTAATTGGTGGTCTATATCACTTTTGGCTTCTTTTTCATTCTGGTACAACTCATTCGGAAGAGGTGTAGGAGCTACTGAAACAGGTGGTCCCTGATCAAAATCTACTTCTATTGCAACTCCGGGTTGAGACCATTTAGTCTCAAATTCCCGCATATCCACAGAACCGGAAGGTATTAGTATCTTCGTATTCGTGCTTGTTGTAGCATGTGCTACTATTAAAGACCTTGTTTTATTAATGTATTCCTGAAGACCCTTAACTAATCTTACATCAGAAACTGGGAAAGGAGTCCTTGTATGGATATTCATTAAGAATATAAGAGGATAGTCCGAAACAGGTAACATACGCTGATAGAGCAACTGATCACCCATAATAACACACACATGAACTCTTACAGTCGGAACTGTAACAGTTTCAATTTTGCCCTCTTCTATCAAATCCTGCACTGTCATTTCTTTGATTTCTGGCAACTGAGGTGCACTTCCTCCCTGCCCCCTAGCCATACTAATAGCCTGAGCATAGGATTCTTGGACCTGCGTGATTAAATCTTTTGCTATTAATGGGTCATCAATGATCTGATTATTTACAACCCATACTTTCTGAGTTACATATCTCGCCATAGAATCTTCATCAATAAGGTCTTCTCGACCACTATAGGACTCATATATCCTATACATATCAACTATTTCTTTATAATATCTTTCGTATCCACGAACATACTCGTCAGTTTTACCCCATCCCACATCTGTCTTGGTACCGTCATCCTCTGGAAAAGAAAGTTCTCCATCATCCTGCCTCATTGTCTTAGGTCTATCTGTGAGGAATTGATCAGTACTAGCATTCCCAATAGCTTTCTCATACATGGGATATAATGCCTTAGCCTGATCTTTCGTATATAGTCTTGAAATTATTATATTCTCCGCATCGTCACAAAATTTACTTCTGCAATTAGGATCAACATAAACATCTAACGGGTCAATGTCTTTAACTTTAACATCACCCTTACCCATATCACTCATTGGGTCTTGATAAACAAGAACACAACCCATTCCTGTAGTATAATAATCGTCTACGGCTGTTCTCAAGATATCATCACCATTAGAAATTTGCCATATATACTCAAGTATACCATTCATAACCTGAGCAACCTTATTATCGCTATCTTCTCTGGGAGAAACCCTAAAAGAAGGTTTCTGAGATGTAAGCATTGCCTTCGCTGCTTCCACAGCGGGATGTATTCTATTTACAACTATAGGAGCCTGACCTCTCTCCTCAAGTGTTATCCGCTGTTCTTTAGACCATTGTCTCCCCAGCCGAAATTCTTTGTCTTCCTGTGCGTGTTCCGCCCATACCTCTCTCTTATTAGAATAAGATTTAAAGAGTTCATGGGTCTCTAAGACCTTTTTCTTGCCTGATTTAGCTTTTTTACCGTATGCCATTTAGTATAGATATCCGGGCGAATATACCACTACATTGTCATCCAATCAAGTAATTTCTTTCCCAAACCGTCATCTGTCTGTTTTTCTATCTTTTTCTTCCTACAAGGAGTTGCTCCCTCTAGAGCAATCCATATAGCATCCAATATATCATCGTTCCTACCCTTAGGATAAGATAGAAACTCTTGTTGTGCCGTTAAGTCTTGAGGTCTAAAGAAGAACTCCCCTTTTGCCAACATAGGAACAAGGCTGATCAATCTTTCTGACTTTCTAGTCCTCGGTTTCACACCTTTCTCAAGACCGGGGATATATAGATTCTCTTTTAACATCATAGCTCTTGTGCTAGCTCTTAACGCTTCCTGATACGCAGTTGTTTCCACTTTCATCCTTTTTGGGCGATACTTCTTGTAATATTCAATAATTTTACCCGGCTGCTCCGCAGGAGAGATACGCTCCCTGAATAAATCCACGATATACTTATTATTGTCATTGTCAATACCAATGACAGAAATAACAAAAAAGTCTGCACGAGGATTAAGACTACTAGCAGGATCAATCCCACAATAAATTTCAATAGGTTTAACATGCTCTGTACTTCCTCGTTTCTTTACTAGGCAATTCTGACCTTCGATCCTCTTAAAATCATAATGATGCAATTTTACATATTCAGGCTTAAAAGGAGCATTATCAGGAGATTGAGCAATATTCATATACTCCTGATAAAATCCATTCAAATTACCTACACTCTCAAATTCTTCCTTTATCTGTATGATCCTTTCTCTGGGGAACCTTGCATTCCATATAGGCTTCTCATTCTCGTCCCATATCGAATACCACAAGGTTTTCCACGCAGAAGACTCTTTTGCCCAGCAAATGAAGCAATCCTCGCTAATAACCGTCCCAATCATGATAATTCTTCCATCATCGGCAAGAGAAGGGATAACAGCCTCCGTCATCCACTTCCTATTCTTACTCCTAGCTTCAGGGGTGGCAGCATTCAGTTCTGACTCGAAATCATCCACTATAATCAAGTTTGGACGGGTATCACCCTGAATAAAGCCACGGACACGCTGCCCAGTACCCACAGCTACCATTCTTGTCCCATTCTTTAGCACGATATCGGTTCCAGTCCATTTAGCAGCCGTATCACTACCTCTAACCCCATATAGGGTCCTATATATCTCTGAATGGTCTAAATGGTACTTTATCCGGGATAAGAAGTTAATACTCTGTGCTTGGGACTCAGATATGATAACTATAAACAGTTCTTCTGCCGGTTGCTTGAATGTAGCCATATAAAGAGGGAGAATGAGACTACAGACCGTACTTTTCGCAGTTCCCCTTGGAGCAGCGATCATAACCCTCTTCGTATTAGTATCTAAAAGAGATTTGTATATCTCCTGATGGAAATCAGGGATTGTTCTTCTTAAGGCTTTAGGAAAACAGGTCTGACCAAACTTACCCATATTACGAGCAAGCTCCAGACCTGTCTGTATTAGATTATATTTCTCTTCGCCATCAAGATTCGTCAGACTTGGCTGACTGAGTAAGTTGCTCAACAGTACCCTCCGCTTCCTTTGATTCACCCTTTATCTGCAAAATCTCGCCAAGCATTTTCGTATCAAACACGCCTTCTATCTGTTCTTGCTTCAATTTGACCTTATCTTCCCTTGACCAACCCTTATAGTTCGATAAATCCTGTAATATACCCCGTCTTAGCTTAAACTGCTCTAAAAGAGCTACTTGATCAGCTGATGCGGATTCTACGTCTTGTTTTAGCTTATCCCACTCTTCTGCAAGCTTTTCATCCGTTATACCCTGCTTTTCAAGCATTCTGACCTTCTCATTCTGCACCGCCATCTGGAACTCCTTAGTATTTGTTACTCTCAGCCATCTATCTCTCTGGGATAAAGTTTCAGGTGCTACCACTTCATCTATAGCCTTTAAAATAGGTACCCTTCTAGCAACCATGTTCACCAAAGCTTTTGTAGCCTTCTTTGACATCTCCCTCTCCATCTCGCTCCTCTTGCTGGCAATGTGAACACTTTGCCGTCCCTTCACAACGAATTGGGGGCTACTGGACCATGTTACACCACTTCCAAACTTTATATAGTCTCTTTCCCTGTTATTTTCCCTTAATCTTTCCCTAGAGTAGCATTCTGCTATTTTTCCATCGTCAGAGCAACCATAGTCCCCTACTTGGGCATGCTTCCAATAAACAAACTTAATAC